GAAGCACTTAAGATATTGAAAACAACTTCCAAGCCAGGTGTGCCTGACATTGAAACCATGAGAAAGCGTCTACATGATGCGTCATATGTATGGGAACTTTGATGAAGGAGGTGACAGATGATCATTGAGGAGGAGGTATATTTAGCTCACGAAGAATTTTTAGATCATCACGGTGTTAAGGGTCAGAAGTGGGGAATTCGAAACAAAGTTGTTAAAGGGACCAAAGCGGTTGGTAGAGGAACAAGAAAAACTGGAAATAAAGTTCTCGATAATCTTGATATTCCAGGAAGACCTAATCGCAGATCAAATAGACTAAGTCCAGAGCAATTAGCAAGAGAAAATCGAAAGTTAATTAAAGCTGGACAGATAGCTGCCGCTTCTGGGCTATTGATTTATGGCACTTTAGGTCTTTCCAGAATTGCCTCGAATTATAGACGAATGGGTTATCTTAGATAATTTCTAAGAGGGTGATGATTTCGACGATATGGAAGGGAGGTGATTAAGCTTGGCGGTTACAACTAGAATAAGAAGTGCTTGGAACGCTTTTATTAATAATGCAAATGCCCAGAACTTTGACCTAGGCTTATCTTATGGAAGTATGTCTTATGGTAACAGCTCTCCTTCCCGTCCAACAACTAGATATAGTACTGAGCGATCTATTATTTCGTCAATTTACACTCGCATGGGTATCGATGTTTCTGCTATTGCATATAGGCATATTAAAGTAGATGAAAATGACAAATATCAAGCCGATATGAAAAGTAACCTTAATGCGTGTTTGACTTTGGAGCCGAACATTGATCAAGGTCCACGGGCGTTTCGGCAAGATGTTGCTATGACTTTGTTTGATAAAGGTGTTGCGGTTATTGTTCCTGTTGATACATCAGTAGATCCAACATCAAATGAAGTTGTTGATATTTATACGCTTCGTGTTGGTGAAGTAGTTACCTGGTATCCAAAACATGTCAAGGTCAATGTGTATAATGAAGTTACAGGACACAGACAAGAAATTACTTTGGAGAAGCGTTTTGTAGCAATTGTTGAGAATCCATTGTATGGAGTAATGAATCAACCAAACTCAACTTTGCAACGACTCATAAGAAAATTGAATCTTATGGATGTTGTGGATGATCAGGCTAGTTCTGGAAAATTAGATCTTATTATTCAACTACCATATGTTATCAAGTCTGAAGCAAGAAGATTGCAAGCAGAGCAGCGTAGATCGGACATTGAATTGCAGCTAAAAGACAGTCAGTATGGTATTGCTTATACTGATGGTACAGAAAAGATTACTCAGCTTAATAGACCTGTTGAAAACAAGCTTCTAGGTCAAGTCGAGTATCTAACACAAACGCTGTATGCTCAGCTTGGTCTTACAGATGAGGTTATGAACGGTACAGCAAACGAAGCCACCATGCTTAATTACTATAATAGGTCGCTTGAACCAATTGTTGATGCAATTGTTGAAGCTATGCAAAGATCTTTTATAGGGCCAATTAGTACAAAGAAATTGGAAAAGATTGAATACTTTAATGATGCATTTAGATTGGTTCCGGTGGCACAGCTTGCAGAACTTGCGGACAAGTTTACACGTAATGAAATTCTAACTTCAAATGAAGTTAGAGACATTATCGGATTTATCCCGTCGAAGGATCCTAAGGCAGATCAGCTAAGAAACGCTAATATACCAGAGCCTAACCCTGCCAGCATTCCTACTCCGACAGTTAATGGTACTTCAACCAATGGTAACCAGCCGGCTACTTCTATTACAACCGGTGGCTAGCTTTAGAAAGGAAAGGTTCAAAATGGAAGCAGATTTCAGCGGCTACGCCACAAAGGCGGGGCTCAAGTGCTCCGACGGACGAACTATCATGCCAGATGCTTTTAAGCATCAGGACACCATGACGGTTCCTCTCGTTTGGCAGCATGGTCATAGTGATCCAGAGAATGTTTTGGGTCATGCTCTACTCGAGAATCGTGATGATGGCGTTTATTGCTATGGGTTCTTCAATGAGTCTCAGAAGGCTGTGCATACTCGTGGTTTGATTGCTCACAAAGATGTCACTATGCTGTCGATTTGGGCCAACGATCTTATCGAACGATCTGGTCGGGTTCTTCATGGGGCCATTCGAGAAGTTAGTTTGGTTCTTTCTGGGGCGAATCCTGGAGCATTGATTGAGAATGTTACTATTCGTCACTCAGATATGGATGATACTGTCCTTGATGATGAAGCAATTATATTTACCGGACTTTCTTTTGAGCACACGGGTGTTCCTATTCACGAAGATAAAAAAGAAAAGGTTGTTACGCATGCTTCCACTGACAGTGGTGGCGATGGCAGTGGAGATGGTAGCAGCAGCGATCTGACTATTCAAGATGTGTATGACTCAATGTCAGCAGAGCAAAAGGATGTTCTTCACTACATGATTGGTGAAGCACTGTCTTCAGCTGCAGCTGAGCACAGCAACATGGACGAAGATGATGACGAAGACTCAACCGACACTAAGAAAGGTAACGAAATGAAGCACAACGTTTTCGAGGGGTCTGATACTGGAACCGGTGAGAAGAGTCCAGTAATTTCCCATGATGATATGAAGGGAATCATTGCGAACGCTTCTCGAGGAGGATCTCTCAAGGACGCCATTGAGGATTATGCCCTTTCTCATGGCATTACGGATATTGATGAGCTCTTCCCAGCGGAATCGCTCACATCCAATCCTCCTCCATTTCTGACACGTCGTGTTGAGTGGGTTGCTTCTCTTCTTAGTGCAGTGTCTAAGAGCCCATTTAGTCGGCTCAAGACTGTTAATGCCGACCTTACAATGGATGAGGCTCGAGCTAAGGGTTACGTCACAGGGACTATGAAGGCTGAGGAGTTCTTTACCGTTTCTAAGCGGGTAACGACTCCGACCACCATTTACAAGAAGCAGGCTCTTGACCGTGATGATGTTGTTGATATCACAGACTTTGATGTCGTTGTTTGGCTTAAGAGTGAAATGCGACTAATGCTTGACGAGGAATTGGCCCGAGCTATTCTTCTTGGAGATGGTCGGGATATTTCTTCTCCTGACAAAATCAATGAGCAGAACATTCGTCCAATTGCAAAAGAAGGCGATGTATTTGCTACTCAGATCACGGCAGCGTCTGATCCTTCTTCTTTGGTTGATGCTATTATTACCAATCGGAAGGAATATAAGGGTAGTGGTATGCCGACAATGTTTACGTCGGAAACCGTTATTTCTTCTTTCATGTTGCTTAAGGACACGCTGGGACGTCGTATTTACGCATCTTTGGATGAAGTGGCTTCTGAGCTTCGAGTAGCAGGAATTGTTCCAGTTGAAGCGATGGACGAAAGTACCGTACTTGCTATTCTTGTAAATCCGTCGGATTATGTTGTTGGGGCAACAGCTGGTGGGCAAGTTAGCATGTTTGATGATTTCGACATTGACTACAACAAGCAGAAGTACCTGATTGAAACTCGATGCTCAGGGGCTCTTACCAAGATGAAGTCGGCTATTATTGTCTCTGATTCTGGCGTTACTGGCAATGGTGCTGGTACTTCTTCAGCTCGTGGCTCTGGTTCTTCTCCTGAGAAGGCAGAGGCGGACAAGTAAGGAGTTTCAATGGCCAGATTTTTTGGTGAAGTTGGATATGGTGCATCAGTAGAAGATCCTCCTGCTTCTGGTGTTTGGGTGGATACCATTACTGAATACGCCTATCAAGGCGATGTTATTCGGAATTCTAGACAATTAGAAAATAGCGACAAGGTTAATAATGACGTTGTTGTTGCGAATTCTATTAGTATTGTAGCTGATGAACTGGCCAATGAAAATTTCTTTAACATCAAATATATAAGATGGGCGGGGGTGCTCTGGACTGTTACTTCGGTAGAAGTTCGGAGCCCTCGGCTCGTTTTGAGCCTAGGGAGTGTATACAATGGGCCAACGGCTTGAGTTACAAGCAGTTCTAGTAGATTTACTTGGGTCACCTAATGTATATTTTCAGCCACCGGCTACAGTGAATATGAAATATCCTTGTATTGTCTACAACAGAATTAACGTAACTATTCATTTCGCAAATAATAAGCCATACAAGCATAAAAAACGTTATCAAGTTACTGTTATTGATAGTAATCCGGATAGTGATATTCCTGACAAAGTAGCTGAACTTCCTATGAGCTCTTTTGATCGGTTTTTTTCAGCTGATAACTTGAACCACGACATCTATAATCTTTTCTTTTAGAAGGAGAAAGACATGAGTCTTACCTGGGACGAAACTGGTGAGCGCTTTTATGAAACAGGCGTTGACCATGGCGTTCTTTACATTCCTGATGCGACGGGCGCTTATAATACTGGAGTGGCTTGGAACGGTCTTACCACCGTTACTGAGACACCTTCCGGCGCTGAACCAACAGCACAATACGCTGACAACATCAAATACTTGAACATGTTCTCTGCTGAGGAATTGGCCGTTACTATTGAGGCCTTTACTTATCCAGATGAATTTATGCAGTTTGATGGTCTTGCCAGTCCTGTTGATGGAGTTAGCGTTGCTCAACAGCATCGCCCAACATTTGGGTTGTGCTATCGAACTAAGGTTGGTAACGATCTTCAAGGCGACAACTTTGGCTATAAGTTGCATATGTTGTATGGATGCATGGCAAGTCCATCGGAAAGGGCATATGCAACAATTAATGATGCTCCAGCACCAATTGCTTTTAGTTGGAGTGTTACCACGACACCAGTAGCTGTAGCCACTA